ACTCTTGAGTCGGTAGCGTTAACTGCTTTCTCAATTCCTGGAATAGTAACTGATTGATATTCTGCTCTTAAATCAAAGGAAGGAATTTTTCTAGTATCACTGGTTGAAGTATCAAAAGGATCAAGACCAGCGAATGATCCACCTGTGGTAGATTTTTGGTATTTAACTGGTTTCTTTAGATTAACGCCTGACCATTTCTTTGCGTTACCTAACAAACGAAGGGCAAGAATATTGCCATTTAAAATATTGTCAACTACTTTTGGAAGTAGTTTATCTTGCGTTAAAGAACTTACTCTTACTCCAAATTCCATTTATTTTTTGTTTTACCCAATAAAAAACCCGCATCGCTGCGGGTGTTTCAACCTCTGATTAATAATTTAACAACTTCTGGAAAGGTTGTCAAGAAGCAAACTTTCCCAATCTTTTGATAATCTCTTTAATTGCAGTTTGAAAGTCTATTTCTTTTTCGTCAAATAATGAACTATATTCTGCGATCACACTATTAACATCATCCCAATTACCATCACGGTAATCTTTCAATCGCTTTCTCATTGCCTCTTTCTTGTCGATCATTTTGCCCTCTTTTGCATTGCTGACTTAACATTACCTTTTCTTTTCTGAAAACAACCTTGTACTATCTTATAGAAGCGATCCCCTTTTGCCCCTGGATTAGATTTGCGAACAGACTCCTTGCATTCACTCCAATACCGTTCTTCCTGTTCTGTTTTAACTACATTTACTGGCATTATTCAACCTCCTCACCCATGGCCGCCTTAGCCTTTTCATTTGCTGCCGCTAAATGTCTAGTGTGTAATACTTGAATCTCTGGTTCAAGATTATCAAAGTCAGGCGATTGAACAAACTTAGTATATTCGGCTAGATATTCTTCAGTAACTTCTGCTGGTGGTTCAGAATATTCCCCACTATTGATTCTCTCAATTACCCTCATTACATCTCCGCCTCCATCCTCAACACCAAGAATTTCTTTCAAATAAGCCACTGGATCAGTATTGTATAAAACCATTCTTCTTGCTTCTTCTTTAGGGTTAGGATGGTCCAGGGCTTCAAATAATGTCATTGGGTCAATCAACCCAGCCTTAGACAACTCTAATGCTTCAGCTCTTTGTCTTGATTTATCAGTTGGCATTGTTGTGCCAGATTTAACTATGATTTCAATACCGTCTTCAATCTTGTCTCTGTCAAATTCCAAAAAGGTTCTTTCTCCATCAGCTCCGATATGTTTAATAAAGTGTTCTTTAACATAAAAGACTTTCATTAATTGAACTATACCGTTGTACAATGCTTCTGCTGCTGGCTCAATAGCTGAGTTAACTAAATCCCCTATTCTTCCAGTGTCTGCTTCTTTTAATAGTATCCTTCCACCTAGTGTTTCCTTCTTGCCTCTTTCTCCTCTAGTAGTAGAGTGTGTTCCTAAAAGATTATCAATTTCGTTTCTAGCATCAAATTTGTCTTCAATTACATAAGCAGGAAGTGCTGGCGGCGGTAATCGTGCTGCCCCAGACCTTACATCACCATCGCCAACCACTTTCTCATTATAAGCACCAGTTAGTTTTTGAGCTTCAGGCTTACTGATAAACTCTTTATTAAACACCCAACCGCTGTTAGCACCGTCAGCGTTCTCTACAATTTGCTGTCCTCTTTTATCAACTACCTTCTGTAAAGGAAAAGCTACCTCTGCTAAAGCAATATCATCAATAAACCTTCTGCCAAGATTAAGATAGTTAAGGAAAACATAAGGCATCTTTGGATTAGAAAAGTGGTTGTGATAAATATTCTCTATTTCCCCACCAGGGCCACCAAGTACCTCATCAGCTTCATCGCTAATTGTAAACTCCTCTTCACCTGTATAATCCCAATTAGGGTTCTTCATCTTGTCTAGGATTATCTCATCGCATTTCCAACAAACGCCTTGCTGTGGTTTTCCCTGTTTGTCAGTATATTTAAACCACATTTCATAATAACCAACCATTTGACTTAATTGTCTTTGTGTTCCTTTAATAATATGGAACTTTTTCCAAATATCTGCTTTCTTATCAGGGTATTTGTCAACCAATGCCTCAATAGTGCCTTCCATATACTCACCAATAAACTCTGGTTCTTTGCCATAAATTGCCCCTTTATCAATGACTAGCTTTTGGGGTCTGACCCAATCAACCTCAATATCACCATAATCTCCAATGTCTTTATTCCAGCGATATTTCAAAGCTCCTAGTCTATATAATAGTAGGTGTCTTAACGACATTCTAAATTTGCCCCTTAGTTTCTGTTTTTGGTATTTTGCTAACAAGACTTTTTTAACATCATCAGCTAATTGTCTTGAAGCATCAGTGTCTTTAGCCGGAGAGATATCCGGCTCTGGGGGTCTAGATAAAGCAATAGGAATGATCGTTTCTAATGACATAAAGATCCGGTTATCAACATAGGGGAACTGGTAAGAGAAGAAATCCAAATCATCTTGATATGTTCCAGTCCAATACTTTTCTGATCTCTCTCTGTTCTTGTCTAATTCAATGCCCTTGCCGTTCCAAAAAGCCTCTGAAGTCCTTAGTTTGTAGTCAAGTAATGCCCTCAGCTCACTATCAGGCATGTTTATAGTTAAGACAGCTGCCGCACCAATAGCTCCTTCTTCTTTTCGCTCTTGATCGCTTGGAATATCAAATGTGTTGATTGCCATATAATAAAAATACCCCGACTAAATCGGGGTGTTTAAACCTCTAAAAGTATTCTAACATCAAGAAGTCAATTACTCAACTCTATAAAACTGTTTGCACCTCTTGCACATTAATTCTAATGGATGGGTATAAACTTTAGTAGGGTTTTCTATGGTTGGAGTGCCGCCAACAATCAATATTCTAACATCAGAGTAGTAGGTAAAAACGATGAGTCCACAATTACAACATCTGAAATTCTTTTTCTGGTATTCGCTGTTATTTTCTAACCAAACACTAATCATTTTGGTTGGTTCTATTTTCTCCTTGTGTAGTTCTGAACTCCAAGCTTTCATACTTTTCTCCAATTCCTTTTAGGCGTGGCTGTTGCCATAGCTGCTTTTTTAATATCAATTGATGGTATTGTGTTATCTGTAACCACTACAGCCTCTCTGCCAAACTTCTTTTTTGGCCCTGCTGGCACAACACCACCAGTTCCAGTTGACATTTTAGCCTTTTCCATTGCTACACGCCATAAGGCCGATGCATGACAAAAATGGTCAGGTTTCCCTTCTGGTGTTTTCCATTTACCTTTTAAAACCCCTAAAGCATCAACCTCAACTACACGATACATATTCTTCCAATGAACAATATAATCTTCTAACCTATGTTCTGTCATGTTAAAAATAATCTCTTGATTATTAAGCTCATCAACAACCAAATCAATTAACTTTGTTCTATCAGAAACAACAACCCTTCTTTTTTCTTTTTGCCCCCATCTGGTTATTTCACTAGCTTTTCGATCAGACTGATAATAGTGAATGTAAATCTTACCAGGATATTTCTTGGTTAATTTCTTTGGATGCGTAGGATAAGGATTAGCGTCAATTACCATATAAGCATTGTATCTGTTTCTCATTCTTTCAATTTCATCCCAATCATCAGTCTCACCCATATCAAATATTCCCCGATCATTACCAATGACATAGGTTTTAGTTACTCCATTATCAACACCAATGGCTACATTTTGTTTTCTATTCCTAGTTGGAACGATACAATCTATAATAGTCTGTCTATCAACTGACATGTCCTTTTCTTGATAAGGCTTGCCTAAAACGAAGTTGTAGAAATAAGGCGTGTTCCCTTTATTATTATAGTATTCATCAATTATCTTCTTAGCTGATATCCAAGGAGCAATCATCTGGCACACCCAATAACCTGATATTTCCCTATCCTTGTACTTTTCTATCCACCTACCATTTTGCCTAGTCTCATCATCTATCACCTTGTCGCATTTACCACAACAATATTCTTCTTTGACTAGATCAACATAGTGGATGTGTTTCTGATTAAGTTCTCCAGGGTCTAACCAATCAAAGTATGTATAGTGTCCACAATGGGGGCATTTAACAAACCAATGCTTCTGGTCTGATTTAAGCCATTCTTCATCAACTCCCATTCCAGGATATGATGGATTACTAAACTTCCAAAACCAGCCAAATGACGAAGCACTTAATCTTGAAGCATAAGTAGCAATAGTCTTTGGTTTTGATCTGTCTAGCTCATCTGAAACAATAATATCAGCTGAGATCATAATAGCACTGGCTTCCTCCCAAGATGATCTAAAGTAAATAAATCTATCTCCAACCTTCTTTAAAGTAATAGAATCAGTCTGGCCCATTGATCGTTTGATTACTTCGTTTTTTTCAATTAAAGGATTGACCTTTGGCTGAACAAAATCCTTAACAACTGATTTAGTTGGAAGGGTATAAACAATATTAGTACCAGCAAATAACGCTAAATGAAATGATTTAAGAATTGCTAATGTTGACCAACCAACTTGAGCTGATTTTCTAATTGCTTGTTTAGGAGTTAAATCATAATAAGGTTGAGCCAGGAACTTGTGATTGTTAAACTCTATTAACTGACCATTTTCTCCAACTATTCGATTATCAACAATCCAAGCAAGAACTGAAGCCGCTTGATTCTTAAGACTTTCATTATCCATTAATTACATCTAAAA